CTGGTGTTGTTTTAGCTATTGCTACTTTCCTTTGGAATCGTGATAATCGAGATAGGGAAGGGCAGGAACCTAAAATTCATGCCAGGAAACTACCCAAGCCGAACCTCACTCGTACAACTGCCTTACCACGTGTAAGAGAGTACCACCCACAAGGACTTATACAATCTACTGAAGATATTGAGGTAGAAAATGTTGATCCTGGTACTGAGATGCATAGACCCAGCGTACCCGAAAGTGAGAACACTTGGAAGAATTCTGATAGCTTTCCTCTTGAACCTCTTGATGTAACAATTCCCCAGAAATCCACGACTATGCCGAATTTGATTAAGCTAGTTAAGAAGCACATTTTCGTAGCTAAACTTAGTCTTTACGGTAAAAGATCGCGTAACGTTATTGTTTTTGGAGTGAAAGGGAGTTTGTATGTCACTAATGCCCATGGTCTTAAAGATTGGGACGGTCATGTTTCTATCTCTAAAGAACCTGGCATTGGTCCCTTACCGAACTCTTCAATGCATCTGGTTACGGAATCTAACATTCACATTGATGAAGCTCAGGATTTAGCTTGGTTGAATCTGACTTTTTATCCACCTGTTTCAGATGTTACCAAATATTTTCCCAGGGCTCCACCTGAATGTCCTGTTTCCGGTTATCTTGTTGTTAAAGATTTTCAGGCACGTTCTGAAGCATTCGCCATACAGGCAATAGCCCTTGGCAGAGGAATCTTCTCTGGGGGATATCAGCGTAATGCTATTCTTTATCATGGACTAGAGACAAAGAAAGGCATGTGTGGATGTCCAGTGTTAGCACAATATCCACAGGGTGTGTGTATTGTTGGGATCCATGGGGGATATTCAAGTGAATCTAGGAAGTGTAGTGCTTTACCGCTTTATAGCTCAATGGTGCACTCTTTTTCGGAGACTATTCCTTGCTTTGGACCCCAAGCTGAAATCTGTATGACGGAAGAAGAGAAGAAATCTTTTGGACCGCTTCATTATAAATCGACAGTTAGATTTATTAAGGAAGGATCTTTGTGTGTGTATGGGTCGAGACGATTAGTTCGTTCTGTAAAAACCCGTGTACAGCATACAATTCTATATGATGAAGTTCGGGAGATTTTTTCTGACACATTTATGGCTCCACACATGAAAAATTTTTATCCACCAATGCATATTGGTAGTTATCAACCTTTTTATAAAGCCTTGAATGCTAGTATGAAATGTTCACACTTTCCTTCTGATCTTATAGAACAAGCCTCAAGAATGTATTTGTCGGAAGTTTTGTCGCGTATAACGGAAACAACACCTGGAGTTTCTGATGTATGTATATTAAATGAATTTGAAGCCATTAATGGTGTGCCCGGAGTTAGGTTCATTGATTCCATTAATAAGAAAACTAGTGCTGGTTTTGGAAGACCGGGTACTAAGATGAAATACATGGAATATTGTGATGCCGACCTAGTAGCCGACAAGAATCAACATTTGCCCGATGGGTTGCAGTATGGTCTTAATGACTGTATTGAATTCTCTGATGAGACAAGAGAGTCTTATCTGTGGTGCAGACGTAGAATTTTGAATGGTACTAGGTGCAGTCCTATCTTTGAAGCGCATCCAAAAGATGAACCTGTTAAGGAAGATCCAGAAAATCCCGGGTTTCCTAGGGATAAGGTTCGCATTTTTTCAGGATGCCCCTTGCCTTTTTCCATAATAGTGCGTCAGTATTTTTTGCCTTTAACTCGTTTAATCCAATTAAATCCGAAGATATTCGAATGTTGTGCTGGTACTAATTGTATGTCTCCCACTTGGGAGGAGATGCATAGTCATCTCACAGCTTTCGGATCAGATTTTATTATTGCCGGAGATTATAAGGAGTATGATAAGAGAATGGAAGCCCTAAGCCTAGTTTGGGCTTTTTGGGTTTTAATTGAACTCTACCATGCGCTGGTGCCTGACATTAGTCATAGGAAATCGATGTGGGCTATTGCGTGTGATATCGTATTTGCATTCACCTTGTTTAGAGGTGATCTTATAATGTTTTTTGGAAATAATCCATCAGGCAATCCATTAACAGTCATCATCAATTCTTTGATAAATTCGCAGTATATGAGAATAGCTTTCTTAAAACTGAGACCGCAAACTTGTTCTCTTAGTTTTAAGGAAAACATTCATCTGTACACGTATGGTGATGATAATGTTATGGGCGTATCGCCTAATGTCGCACCCTGGTTTAATCATGTTGAAATAGCGAAATGTTTTGATGATTATGGTATAACTTATACTTCGGATGATAAGACTTCCGAAATTGTTCCATTTAAGAAAATTTCTGAAGTTTCTTTTCTGAAGAGGAAATGGGTTAAACATGATTCTCATGTATGGATGTCATGTCCACTGGATCTAAGCTCAGTTTACAAGAGTTTGACTATCGGAATACCGTCCAAAGTTATTTCACCAGAAGTCCAATTTGTAGAAACCTTGAAAGGCGCTATGAGGGAATTTTTCCAACATGGAAAAGAAACCTACAATGAAGGGCGAAAGTGTGTGACAAAACTCATGTCTAGTAAAAGGCTGACTGGACTTGAGTATCAACCACCTCGTTTTAGTGTAATGCGAGAAGATGTATTCAGACAAGATTAGAACAATTTGTATTACAAAGTAGAGTATGTGCGCGGAAAGTGACGGGCTCTCTTGTAAGGAGACAGATAATGAACATATTGTATATAATGAATAATAAAGTAAGTTCTCTTTCACATCAACCTACCTAATTTAATATAGGGAAAGACCCTGCAAAACCAGAAAACTTTGTAAACAAAATCACTATTGTGGTGTGTTTACGTTTCGAAATTGTCTTTTATATTAACTCCATTGCGCTTTAATTGAGTGTATAGCCAACGCAGTAAAGCGGATTTTAAATCAGGTGTAGATATCAACCTTAAAATGATCAAACACGTTTCTATACACGTTTAAGTATGGACATATTTATAAACCTCATGTCAAATAGTATAACAACCGGAGGTACAACCACAAAACACAACAACGTATCTGAAATTTCTTCTACATCCATCAGCGAAGATAATTGTATTAACTTCGAAAACACTGGATTTGTAGACTCAGAACGTACACAAGTAACTACTGTCAATTCAGACTACGATGAAACCTTCAGAATGGCTGATGCAACAATGTCTGACCTTGCTACTTTCCTATCGCGTCCCCTCAAGATAAGAGAGTATTCATGGACAGTCAATACTTCTTTAAATCAAACTTTCAACCCTTGGGTTGATTATTTTTCTAACTCTGCCGTTCAGAAGAAAATTGACAATTATTACTTGCTGAGATGTAAAGTGAACGTAATGTTCAAAATTAATGCATCCCCATTCCTGTATGGAGCCCTATTGGCTTCGTACAAACCATTTCCTTTGCATAATGATGTAGCTGAGCCAACAACTTATGCATTAACACCAAAATCGCAGAGACCTCATTGTTACATTGAGATTGGATCTAATGTAACAGAATGTCTTTGCCTACCTTTCTTTTCTCAAGTCGGTGCTCTTAGAATCCCAGTCATCGGGGATTTTTCAGCGATGGGGGAAATGTCGCTTGATTCTTTTGTTAACCTTAAGTCTGCGAACAATGGCACGGGTAATATTACAGTGTCGGTTTACGCTTACGCTACAGATGTCTCAATGTCAGTACCCACAACAACAGCTTCTTTTACACCCCAAGCTGCTGATGAGTACGATAATGATGGCGTTGTATCTAAGCCTGCATCAACAGTTGCTTCAATTGCCAGTAAACTCACGGATGTACCAGTTATTGGTGCGTTCGCTAAAGCTACTGAAATTGGAGCTTCTGCAATTGCAAGTGTCGCTAGATTATTTGGGTTTTCAAGACCAGTCAATATCCATAGTCCGAACTTCGTTCGTCCCTTTACCTTTGGCAATTTGGCGTCCACAGATCTTGCCGAGCCAATACAGAAACTTTCTGTTGATAGCAAGCAGGAACTATGTCTTGACCCGAGAACAGTTGGACTATCTAATATTGATGAGTTATCAATTAAGTATTTATCCCAAAAAGAAACGTTTCTTAAAACGTTTGATTGGTCGCTTACGGATGCGCCAGATGCGTTTATCATGTCGACAGAAGTGCACCCGATGGTGCAAAACTCTGAGTCGTGGGCTGGACCGCCTGCGTCGACAATTTTCGTTCCGACGGCGCTCTCGTTTGTCTCAAGACCATTTAGAGATTGGTCAGGTACCATCAAGTTCCGGTTCCGAATCGTTGCATCACAGTACCATAGAGGTAGACTCCGCGTGTTGTATGATCCGCATTCGCGCAACGGAATATCAGCGGGTTTCACGGAAGATGTTAGTAATATCCTATTTAATAGAGTTATTGACATTGCTAATACCCGTGATTTTACTATAGAAGTACCATGGTCACAACCTTGGGCTTATAATTCTGTAAATACCAATGATGCTCTAGCAGCTTATGCACCTGGAGCTGGCTCAACAATTCCCCTGAATTCTGGTACTCATGTTGCCAATGGATATCTTGGGGTACAAGTCCTTAATGAATTGATCGGACCTTCAGATGTAGGTTCTGTCAGTTTGTTAGTTTGGATTTCTGCAGGTGATGACTTTAGACTGCGAAATCCCTCACACGGGGGTCTCTGCCCTTCTAATTCCAATAGATTAAGTTACTTTGCACCACAAAGTTCTGATGATGTTGGTAATATTGGAGCCCCTGGAGAGAATCCTACAACAATAGAAGTAAATCCGCATACTGGCGACTCATCGAAGAGACTGGATAGTGTTTTCTACGGTGAAACTGTTGCCTCACTTAGACAAATTCTTAAAAGATATGTCTATCATTCCACTATTGGGCGCGGAATTACAGCTTCTACAACTGATTCCGAAATCTATTGGCATACTTTGCCTTCGTTTCCTCGAAGTTATGGTAATCCGGTTAGTAGTTTTGAT